ATGGGGCCGCCGCCGCCAACGCTCCGCCACCAGTGGACGATGAAGGCTGAGGAAAAGGGCGCGGATGTCTTCGGCTTTGCCAGCCATCTTCTGACCGATTGGGCCTTTCAGGGACGATCCACACAACAGCCGCCGCCGGGTGACTGGCGCACTTGGCTGATGATGGGCGGGCGCGGTTCCGGCAAGACACGGGCCGGTGCCGAATGGGTGCATGCGATGGCCTGTCGCGGTGGGCGCCACTCGGATCTGCGCATTGCACTGGTGGCCGAAACGCTGGGTGATGCCCGCGAGGTGATGGTGGATGGCGTGTCCGGCATTTGCCGCATTGCCCGCCGCATGGTGCCGGAGTTCGAAAGCTCGCGCCGCCGCCTTGTCTGGCCGAACGGCGCGATGGCGCAGATTTTCTCGTCAGAAGACCCGGAAAGCCTGCGCGGACCACAATTCCATTACGCGTGGTGCGATGAACTGGCGAAATGGAAATACGCGCAGGAAACCTACGACATGCTGCAATTCGGTTTGCGGCTGGGTGAGGACCCGCGCCAGCTGGTGACGACGACGCCCCGGCCCGTGCCGCTGTTAAAACGGCTGATGGCGGACCCGGCAACGCGCCTCGTGGTGATGAAGACGGCGGAAAACCACGCCAATCTCGCCCCCGGTTTTCTCGCAGCGCTTACCGAACGCTATGGCGGAACGCGCCTCGGGCGGCAAGAACTCGACGGCGAAGTGATGGAAGATCGTGACGATGCCCTGTGGCGGCGCGATCAGCTGGAGCGGCTGGTTATCCGCCTGCCGGGGTCGCTCGCCCGCATCGTCGTGGCGGTGGACCCGCCCGCCGGATCAGGGGCCGCCTCCTGCTGCGGCATTGTCGTGGCCGGATTGGAGGAGGGCGGTCGGGCCGTGGTGCTGGCCGATTGCTCGGTGGAGGGGCATTCGCCCGCTGGCTGGGCGCGCGCTGTTGTGGCGGCCGCCCGCCGCTTTGGTGCGGATCGGGTGGTCGCCGAAATCAATCAGGGCGGCGATATGGTCACCTCAGTGCTGGCAAGCGTCGAGCCGACCTTGCCGGTGGCGACGGTCAGAGCCACGCGCGGCAAGTTTCTGCGCGCCGAGCCGGTGGCCGCCCTCTACGAACAGGGCCGTGTCGTCCATGCCGGACGCTTTCCGGCACTGGAAGACCAGATGTGTGATAATAGAACAAGCGGGAAACATACAGGCAAAACAAGCGGATACGTTTTGCACTGATCCAGCTAAAAACCAAGAACATGCACGGAACATCTGCCCCAACTGTAAAACGGTTTTGTGCGATGTGGCGCGCGCAGCGCTCTACCTTGTTGAGCATCGCGAAGAGTGCCTTGGGCGCTCCATTCCCGTCCTGAAAGAGCGCTTCGGGCTTCGAAATATCGAGGCCATTGAGGCAACGAAGATTGCTCACGGAATCGAATATGGGAGGGCCGTTTGATGGTTGCTCCTAGCGTTCCTGATCGCATCATTGAGTTGATGCATGAATATCGACTCGTAGGCGTGTTGTCGGTGACTGCTGACGATCTGGCTCGGGCGCTGCGGATCAAGCATTCGCTTATTGTAGACGCTCTTCAGGTGCATATCCGGAATGGTGTGGTTCATTACGCCAAAAAGCACCCGCGCTCCTCTATGTCTCGATACGAGCTGGGTGGAGGTTGCAACAAGTGACCTCTACCATTCCCGTTTCTTCCGCCCTGCTTAAGAGCTTGTCTCAGGGCAGGGTGTACGATGCTGACTTGGCGCGCGCATATGAGACTGGTGAAGCACACACGCGGCGCGCCAGTAGCGGCCCGGCCTTGTCAGTCTCGCGCCTTTCCTCGCGGTTCATTTCGCGCGGAACTCGCAAGCACCCGACATCACCCGACAAAGAGGCATCCCGCGAGCGCAAGCGTTCGTGGGCGGGCTCGGGCATGCCGCGCTTCATGTGGCGTCACTACACGGAGGGAGAGCGTGCCGTGTTGTGCGTTGTCGGTGATCAGGTGAGGAAGCACGGGTATTGTGACTTGCCGATTGATCGTGTCGCGGCGGTTGCTGGCGTCAGCCGTACAACGGTTCAGAACGCCTTGCGAAAGGCTCGCGCGTCTGAGTTGGCGCATGTCACGGTGGAAGAGCGTCCACGCGCTGGCAGGAAGAACCTCACCAACATCATCCGGATTATTTCAAGTGCATGGCTTGGCTGGTTGAAGCGCTGCATAGGGTTCAAAAAGGTTAGCCCCACGGTAGCGAAGGAATCTAGACCCTCTTTCAATGAGCCTGTTGCAAGGTCGCAAGGGGCTTTTGAGACTGGTGGAGCTGGATGCGAAGAGCCAAGCATTCACCCAATGAACGCTCCTGATGGTTCTGTTTCTGTGAACACGCCGCTTTGCACCTTGCCGAGGAGAAAGACGCTCTCTGAGAGGCTTATGAACGGTGCGTTCTATGGATCGTCATGCTCTGCGGGTGCGACATGACGATGCTCTATCCCTACACGGACAAGCAGATTGCGGTTCTTCGTGCTGTTGCTCGCTCATCGGTCAAGTCTGGGAAGTGCAGCGTTGGTCACAATGGTCTAGCAAAGCTTGCGGGAGTTGGTCGAACAACGGTGCGCGAAGCTTTGCGGCTAGCCGAGGAGCGCGGTGATATCCGAGTGAGTAGACGCTTGTCGGATGGCGAAACGAACGTGATTTACATCAACGTGAATGAGTGGCTTGGCTGATGATGGGCGTTTTCGCTTGGCCGGGGGGTGGTCTTCGACTTTGGGCAGGTGAAGGGGACCGGCGCGGGGAGAAACGTGTGAGAAATTTTCTAATTACGATGATTTTTTGCCGGAAAAACAAACAGTAGCAGACAGTTAGACGGGAATGCAAGGCCTTGCTTTGCTACGTTCTCCCGCTTCGCCCATTCTGGCATAAAATCGGAATGGCAAATTTTCTCCGCAAGCTCTTCCGGTCTGAACAAAAAGCGCTCACCGATGAGCAGCTTCTCGAAATGATTGGCGCTGGTCTTCCGACGGCAACAGGTGTTGCGGTTTCGGCTGAAATCGCGCTTCGCGTCCCTGCAGTTGCTGCCGCTGTTCGCACGATTTCGGAAGCTGCCGCGTCCTTGTCAGTCAAGGTTGTTGAGATCGGTAAAGGCGGCGTTGAGACAGAGGTGTTTGATCACCCGGTTTCGGCCCTCCTCAAGAGCGAGGCAAACGAGTGGACGAGCGGATTTGAATTTATCCGCTCCATCATGGTCGATGCGTTGACGCGTGATCAGGGTGGCCTTGCCTGGGTGAACCGTCCGAACGGTGAGCCGGTTGAAATGATCCGCTATCGGCCCGGCTATATCGGCGTCGATTTCCCCGACGATACTCTCCAGCCGCGCTATCGCATCGGCGGTGTTATTCAGCCCTCCGGAAACATTATCCATCTGAAAAGCACCTTCGACAAAAGCCCGCTTACCCTTTGCCGGGAAGCCATCGGGGTTGCGATTGTCATGGAGAAGCACGCGGCCCGTCTTTTCGGGCGCGGCGCGCGTCCGGGTGGCGTCATCGAAAGCCCTAAGCCGATAGGGGCAGAGGGTGCCAAGTCCATGATTGCGGGCTTCAAGGCGGCGATGGAGGGGGCTGATAATTCGGGCAAGACGGCCATTCTCTGGGACGGTGCAACATGGAAAGCCATGACGCTTTCCAGCGTTGACGCACAATTCCAGCAGCTTCGCCTTTTCCAGCTTCAGGAAATCGCCCGCGCCTTCAACATTCCGGCTTCTCTGATTGGCGATCTGACGCGGGCCACATGGTCGAACAGTGCCGAAATGCAGAGGCAGTTTCTGCAGCTCTGCCTTGAGCCTTGGTTGCGGGCGCTGGAAAGTGCCTTCAGGCGCGCGCTCTTCTCCAACGATGAACGCCGCCGCTTTGCCGTTCGTTTCGACCGCGACGATTTCACGAATGTTGATTTGACGGCCCGCGCGACGGCGATCAGCAGCCTCGTTTCCTCCCGTGTCTTGAACCCGAATGAGGGCCGTTCGTGGCTCGACCTGCCGCCATATGATGGCGGCGATGTCTTCGCCAACCCGAACACTGGAGCCAGTCAGCCGGGCTTGGGCCACAACGGCGGCCCCAAGCTTGAAGACAATCCGAACGATACCGGCAAGGAGCCGCCCGTCGATGACGCTTGAAGATATCAACGCAAACCTTGTTGATCAGGATCGGGGCCGCTGGCTCGATGTTCTTGACCCGTGGGAAGGAAAGCCCATCGGCCTGAAGCTGTTGATGGCCGGGCCTGATGGTGATGTTCAGCGCAAGGCGCGCATTGCCATGATGGATGAGTTGTCTGAGGCCTCGGATGCTGAGGGCAAGGTTTCCTTTGAGCAGCGTGAAAAGGCGCGCATCAACTGCCTCGCCCGCGCTGTTGTGAACTTTGAGGTTTCGGAAGCGTTCGCCGCTGGCCTGCCGTTCTCGCACAAGGCTGTTCTGAAGCTTCTGGGCGTTGCCTGGATACAGGCGCAGGCCGACGCTTTCGCGGGGGATCGCTCCAACTTCAAGAGTGAGGTGGTGTGATGGATCGGCTCTACATCGAAACGAAGATGGTTTCCGATGAAGCGGGCGCAATCTCTGGGCTTGCTTGGAAGTTTGGCGTTCCTGATCGGGTTGGGGATGACATTCTTCCCGGCGCTTTCAAGGGCGTGAAACTGCCTGTTCCTATGCTGTTCGGTCACGACATGAACGACCCTATCGGTACGTGGGACGTGGCAACCGAGAAATCGGACGGCCTTCACCTGACAGGAAAGATGCTGGTCGAGGAAGTCGCCCGCGCGCGTGAAATACACGCCCTTGTCCAGTCTGGCGCGGTTCGTGGTCTTTCCATCGGCTTCATTATCAAAAGTTCCAGCCCGCGTGTCGGCGGTGGCCGGACGATCAAATCCCTTGAACTTCTTGAAGTCAGCCTCGTGACGGTGGGTATGCACCCCGGCGCGAAGGTCACTTCGGCCAAATCGGCAGTGCAAGCAATGAACCTTGCCGCTGCCATCAACCGCGCAGCAGCGCAGATTGGAAGGAACTGACATGCAGCATGTCACCAAACAGGCGCTGCTCGGCAGCGTGGCAATCATCGAACGTAAGGGCGAGGAAGACGATCCGGTTTCCATCGTCACCAAGTCGCTCGATGATCTTCAGAAGAAGGTGAGCGAGGAACTGGCGAAGGTTCCGAACGGTACGGAAATCAAGGCGCTCGTGGATCGCATTGCCGAACTGGAGAAGAAGAGCAACCGGCCCGGTGGCGGTGGCTCCAGCCTTGAAGAGCGCAAGGATATCGAGCGCAAGGCGCTTTCGGCCTATATGCGCACCGGCTCGGATGTCGAGGTGAAGGCGGCGGCCTCGGACAACAATGTTGATGGCGGTTATTTCGTGTTGCCGACCGTTGACATGACGATCCGCAGCCTCATGACCGACATTTCGCCGATGCGCGGCCTTGCTGAAGTCGTCAGCATTTCCGGCGGAACCTACGAACGGTTCTATTCCATCGGCAAGCGCGGCGCTCAGTGGGTCACGGAACGTGATGACCGCCCGCAGGATACGGCGCGCCCGGAGCTGATCAAGCATTCCTACGGCGTTGCTGAACTCTATGCTGCACCTGCCGCAACTCGCACGCTGCTTGATGACAGTGCCGTTGATATCGCGTCCTGGCTGACGGGTAACGCAACGCATGACTTTGCGGAAACCGAGGGTGAGGCCTTCCTGACCGGATCCGGGACGGACAATTCCCCGCGCGGTCTCCTGACCTACGGCACGACCGCTGAGAAGGACTTCACCCGTGCATGGGGCAAGTTCCAGCATCTGGAAACGGCAAGTGCAACTCTCATCAATCCGGATGAAATCATTGATCTGGTTATGTCGCTGCGCGCTCCCTATCGGCCCAATGCACAATTCGTGATGAATACCGCGACGGCGGCGAGCCTTCGCAAGCTCAAGGACACGACCGGGAACTATCTGTGGTCCACGACCGGCAATCTCACGGATGGGATTGAGCATCTGCTGTTCGGGTATCCTGTCACCATTGATGAAGGCATGCCTTCGGTTGCGGGTGGCGCGCTTCCCATCGCCTTTGGTGATTTTCGTCAGGGCTATGTGATCGTTGACCGGCAGGGCATTCGCCTCAATCGCGACGAAATCACCCAGAAGGGGCGCATCATCTTCGACGTTTACAAGCGCGTCGGGGGCGGTGCTGGCGATTTCAACGCAATCAAGTTCCTCAAGATGAAGGCCGCATGACCATGAAGGACACGTATCACGATAACAAAGCCGTTCAGGCGCTTGCACCCGCTGTTGTTACGGCGTCGGGTGCCGGTGCTGCCATTGCGCTTGCCGGGTTCGCCAGTGCGCTCTTTGCGATCAACACGGGCGCGATTGTCGGCGCGGGTGATTTCAGCGTGAAGCTTCAGGAAAGCGACACGACCACGGAAGGCGACTTCACCGATGTTGCGGCGGCGGATCGCCTCGGATCTCTTCCGGCAACGCTCGCTGCCGGTTCCACCTACAAGCTTGGTTACATCGGTTCGAAGCGCAAGAAGTACGTTCGCTTGGTTGTTACCAAGGCAGGCGGTACGTCCATCGCTCTCAGTGCCGTTGCGGTTCTCGGCCATCCGAACTTCGCGCCGGTTGCCTGATCATGCCGCCTCTATCTCCTCGCATTTGCTCGTGTGGAAAGGTCGTTCGGCCCGGTCTGCGCTGCGAGTGTGAGGAGCGTCGGGCAAGAGAGCGAAAGGCCCGTCACGATGCGAAGAGGCCAAGCGCCCGCGAGCGTGGGTACACCCGAGAATGGGAACGCGAACGGAATGCGTTTCTCGAAGAGTACCCGGCCTGCCGCCGCTGCGGCAGACCGGCGACCCTCGTAGATCACATCAAGCCGCACAAAGGCGACCAGCGTCTTTTCTGGGATCGTGCCAATTGGCAACCACTTTGTGCGCCCTGTCACAACGGCTGGAAGCAATCCAGCGAAAGGAACAAGCGATGACCGTCTATGCAAGTGGCGGAATGAAAGTCTTCATCGGTGGTGTGAAGAACCAGAAGAGTGAGGATTTTATCCTGGCGGATTTCAATGCTGAAGTCTGGACCGAAATCAAGGAAGTCGAGGCCGCTGGATCGGCGGGCGACACCTCGGAAGCGATCAACTTTACGGCGCTGGGCGACAAGCGCACCCGCACGATTAAGGGGCCGCGTTCTGCTGGAACCATGGAAATCGTTTGCGGTATCGACCCTTCCGATGCGGGTCAGCTCGCCGTTGTGGCGGCTGAAAAGACCAACAGCGATTACGCTTTCAAGCTGGTGTTCAATGACGCTCCCGCTGGCGGCTCCCCCTCTGAACGCTACTTCATCGCCAAGGTCATGAGCCAGTCTGAGCAGTTCGATCAGGCGAGCAGCGTGATGAAGATCAACATCGGGCTGGGCATCAATTCGAACATCGTCCGCGTCAGTGCGGCGGCTTAACGGGGGCTGAAAAATGGCTGACGTATCGATTACCGCTTCCAACGTGAAGCAGGGTTCCAATGCCATCGTGCGCGACGGCATTGCGGGCGCAACGGTTACCGCTGGGCAGGCCGTACACAAGAGCGCCACCACGGGGAAATATATCCTCAGTGACGCTGATGGTTCCGGGCTGAAGCAGGTGGATGGGATCGCGCTGAATGGTGCTTCCGATGGGCAACCGCTGAAAGTCCAGACGGGGGGCGATTTGACGGCTGGCGGCGCGCTTGTTGCCGGTTCTACTTACTATCTGAGTACGACGCCCGGAGGTATTTGCCCGGCTGCTGATCTGGCGGCGGGCCGTGAGGTAATCCTCATTGGTATCGCCAAGAGTGCGACTGTCATGATGCTGCGCATCACTGACACGGACGTAACCCTTTAAGGCGCGGCGGATCGATGTTCTTTGCAGCGGCTGGCTCACGTCTGTTGATTGGTGGTTCTCGTCCCGAATGGATGGCGAGGATTGCGGCGGCTGACGATTTTGCTGGCGAGGCGTGGACAGAGGTTGCCGGTGTTCAAAGCCTCGGCAGGGTTTCAGGGGAGTGGCAAACCGTCTCCGATACCCTGCCGCGCGCTTCTGATCCTGATGCACCCGTTTTTGAGAACCACGTCAAAGCCGTTCGGCCCACCTTGGCAATGCAAATCGTTGTGGCGGTTGCGGAAGATGACGCGGGCCAGCTCGGCTTGCTGGCGGCGGAATCGGCTGACACGGCATTCGCGTTTCGCCTTGTGCTTCCCTCGGGAGCTGAGCGGCTTTTCATCGCCTTGGTGATTTCAGCCGAACAAGCAATCGAGGAAGCCGGTTCTGTTCTTTGCTGGAGCTTCGGGCTTCTCCTTCAATCAAATCTGGTGAGGGTTTAATGTCGATTGTTTCTCTCGAAGACATGAAGGCGCATCTGAACATCATTGATGCGATTGATGACGCCTTGATCGTGAAAAAGATCGATGCGGCAGAAGCGCACCTTTGCCGGGTGTTGGGCTTCTCGATGGAGGCGGAATATCCGGAAGGTGTTCCGGAAGACCTCAAAGAAGCAGTCCGGCAGCTTGCCGCCCACTGGTACGAAAACCGCGAAGCTACATCGGCGGGCGTCTCCATCTCGACGGTTCCTCTCAGTGTCGAGGAAATCGTTCGCGAGCGAAGGGTGTACGTCTTTGGCTGAGGCTCGCGATCTTGCACGTATTCAGCAGCGCATGAACGCCATTCCCAAGGCGGTCAAGCTCGCCATTCGCCCGGCAATGGAACGGGCTGCCGATGATATCGTTGACCTGGCGAAATCACTTGTGCCCGTCAGTGACCCAAATGGGGGAACGTTGCGCGATAGCATTGGATGGACGTGGGGCGTGGCTCCATCCGGCACGATCACCCTTGCTTCAAGTACCGCTGGCGAACTGACGATCACGATTTATGCGGGGAGTGATGAGGCATTCTATGCCCGTTTCGTTGAATTCGGAACGCAGTCCGGTGTGTTTGGTCAGCGCGTCGGCAATCCGGGTGCGGCTGTTCGCCAGAGCAAACGGAAGGGGCGTAAGAGTTATCGAACCCATCCGGGTACGCCAGCGCAGCCGTTCTTTTTCCCGGCCTATCGCCTCGGCAAAAAGAAGGCCTCCATGAAAATCAAGCGCGCCATTTCCAAGGCCGTCAAAGAGAACTGGGGGAAGAAATGACGCCGGAACTCGTCTTTCAGAAAGCACTTCGGACGCGCCTGACGGAATCGGCGGCGCTGACCGCATTGGTTCCGGGATCCTCGATCCTTGATCGCAACGAGCGGCCCACGCCTGATCCTTCAATCATCATCGGTGAAGGGCAGGCGGTCGATGAAGGTGATAGTCTTGCCCGCAATCGCTACCGCATTTACCTCGATCTCCATGTCTGGAAGAAAGAGGCGTCCCTTGAAGGGGTGAAGCTCATTGCCGGATTGATCAGGCAGGCCGTAAAAAGCGGCCGCATTTTCCTCGACGCTCCATTCCATTGCGCCGATTGTCGGGTGTCTTCGACCCGTTTCATGCGCGATCCTGACGGCCAGACATCGCATGCGGTGGTGGCGATCAGCGCGCTTGTCAGCGAGGTGGAGTGATGCGCGCTGGACGCCTCGATAGGGTTATTACCATTCAGCAATATACCGAGACGGTGAACGATCTTGGAACGCCGTCTTTCGCCTGGGCAAGTCTTACGGTGATGCGGGCGCAAATCATCCAGACCAATACCGAGGAATTCATTCGAGCCTTCGGGGCGAGTGATGAAACGGTGATCATTTTCCGCACCCGCTTTCATGACGGCGTTGCCCTCGCTGACCGCGTGGTTTTCGACGGCGATATTTTCAACATCAAGGACATCAAAGAGGTTGGGCGTCGTCGCGGGCTGGAAATCCGTTGTGTGAGGGCGTCATGAGTACGCGAGGCAGGAAAGCGGAACTACGGGTTATAGAGGGTGGCTTGGGCGAGGCTCCTGAAATACCGCAACACATTCCCGCTGAAATGCATGCCGAATGGAGCGCCGTGGTCGGTGATCTGACGGCCCGCAAACTGTTGACAGATTCCATGCTGGGAAGTGTCGAGGCCTACATTATGGCCCTTTCGAATATGCGCCTGGCTCAAAAGGCGCTCGATGATCATGGCCCCTTGGTGCAAGGCGAGCGCGGCGGCCTGAAGCAGAACCCGGCTGTTAGCCTTCTTGGGAAGTCTCAAAGTGCTGTTCAGCGGCTTTCTGCTGAACTCGGTCTCACCCCGGCCTCTCGTTCAAAGCAGGGGATGGGTTCCGGATCGAACGCGGAGGATGGTGAGCATGAGCGAACCCTTTTTGACCTCTGACTTTTCACATATCCCTGATCCGTTCGGGTACGGCGAACGGGCCGTCAGGTTCCTTCGAAACCTGAAGCACCCAAAATCCACGCTGCCCGGAAAGCCTTTCCAGCTTGACCCGTGGCAAGAGGAAATCGTTCGCCGCATCTATGGCCCTCGTCATCCGGACGGGCGGCGCAAGGTGCGAACCGTCGCCATGCTTTTGCCGCGCGGAAACCGCAAGACTTCGCTCGGTGCGGCGCTGGCGCTCCTTCACACCATAGGCCCGGAAAACATTCAGGGTGGTGAAGTGATGAATGCTGCTTCTGACCGGAAGCAGGCGCGCATTGCCTATGAAGAGGCCTTGAACATCATCCGTTGTGATAGCCGGATCGATGGGCGCGTGAAGCTGACAGACAGCCGCAATCGCATCCAGAACCCGAAAACGGGTGCGTTCATGGAGGCGGTCTCTTCTGACGCGGCAACCGCCCATGGTCATACGCCCGTCTTCGCCCTGGTCGATGAAATCCACGCTTGGAAAAAGCGCGATCTTTGGGAGGCTATCCGTTCCGGTCTTGTGAAGGTTCCCGGATCGCTTCTTGTCGTGATCTCGACGGCTGGGCGCGGACAGCAAAATCTCGCATGGGATTTCTTCGACTACGCCCGAAAGGTGGCGCGCGGTGAGGTTGCCGATGAAACAGTATTGCCGGTTCTTTATGAAGCGCCACGCGATTGCGATTGGCAGGACGAGTCCGTTTGGTATTCGGTCAATCCCGGACTGAGACACGGTTATCCCGACATTGAGGGGTTGCGGCAGGCCTGCCGTGAGGCGGCTGAAATCCCGGCTGAGCGTGAAGCGTTCAAGCAATACAATCTGAATATATGGCTCGATTACTCCGATGATCCGTTCGTTGACATGTCGGTTTATGATGAAGGGGCCTTCCCGGTCGATCCTGATGACCTTGAGGGTGAACGGTGCTGGCTTGGTGTGGACTTGTCGTCAACCGGCGACCTGACATGCGTTGTGGCCTGCTGGAGCGTCAACGGGGCTTTTGCTGTCCATCCTTGGTTTTTCTGCCCTGAAGAGCGATTGCGCGCGCGGGCTGAGCGCGACGGCGTTTCTTACGTGCGCTGGGCAGAAGAGGGGTTGATTACGCCCACGCCCGGCGCTGCGGTTGACTATCGGTTTGTCGAAGATCGCATTCGCGAACTTTGCGCCCGGTTCATGGTTTGCGAAATCGCATTCGATCCGCACATGGCGCGCAATGTCCTGAACAATCTTCTCGAAGACGGCTTCCCGGCAGTGGAAATGCGGCAGGGCTGGGCAACCATGGCACCCGCTGTCAACGAGCTGGAGCGGGCTATTATCGGTCGCCGGTTCCATCATGGCGGTCATCCGATTCTGCGGTGGAACTTCGATAACATCGCCGTTCAGACAGACAGTGCCGGAAACCGTTCCTTCCACAAGGGCAAGAGCCGGGATCGCATTGACGGCGCGGTGGCAACGGCAATGGCTGTGGCTCGCTGTGCTGCCGGTGATACCGGCGTTTCTTCCTATGACACTTTCACTGGCAACATTGAGGAATGGAGTTTCGCCTGATGGCTGAAGATGAAGAGCGCCTTGTTGTTCTGCTGGAAGCGCGGATCAAAGACCTTGAACGGAACATGGCGAAGGCGTCGGGCGTCACATCTCGACGCTTCCGGGAAATGTCGCTTCATTCCAAGCGGGCGACAAAGCAAATGGAGGATGATGCGGTTCGCTCGACGACCCGCATCAATCAGGCCATGGCGAGTGTTGGAACGCGTATTGGTGACTTCGGGCGGGCCTTTGGTGGAAACCTTCTGGCAGGCGCAACGCTGAGCGTGGCGGGCTTCGCTGCTGCTGTGAAGGGTGCCATTCAAAGCACGGCAGAATTAAGCCGGCAGGCGCGCCTTGCTGGCGTCGGGGTAGAGGCCTTTCAGGAACTCAAGTTCATTGCCGAACAGAACAAGATTGGCGTTGATGCTTTGGCCGATGGCTTGAAAGAAATGAACCTTCGCGCTGATGAGTTCATTTCAACGGGCGCTGGTGGTGGTGCCGAGGCATTTCAGCGCCTCGGTTACAGTGCCGAGGAGCTGGCCGAAAAGATCAAACAGCCTTCGGAACTCTTTGTCGAAATCATCGGGCGGATGAAGCAGTTCGAACGGGCGGCACAAATCCGCCTTGGTGACGAGATTTTCGGGGGGCAGGCCGGGGAACGCTTTGTCGAACTTGTCGATCACGGCGCGCAAGGCCTGAAGGAAGACATCCGCCTTGCCCGTGAAATGGGTATCGTCATGGAAGAGGGGATGGTCAAACAGGCTGAGGAGGTTGATCGAAAGGTCAACATTCTGGCCACTGTGATCGGCACGAAGCTCAAGGGCGCGATTGTCGAGGCGGCGCAAGGCTGGCTTCTGTTCTTCAACTCGTGGCAGGCTTTCGAAGAGCAGTCCGACAAGCGCGTGAGAAACGCCCTGGGCGATGTCTATTCCCAGATCGATACCGCAAAGCAGGAACTCGCAGACCTTGCGAACTCCAAGAATGCCTTCCCCGGTGATATCAGCATCGACCTGAATATTGATCGCCAGAAGCAGCGCATTGACGAGCTGACCGGCGAGGCGCTGAAGCTTCGCGATATCCTCGACAGGCGACAGGGCTACACGCCAGAAGGTGCGGTTGCGGCACCCAAACAAGAGCCGATGAAGGATACCGGCGCGGATTTTATTCGCAGCTACCGGGAAGAGCTTTCCAAGACGAACCGGGAAAGGCAGATCGCTTCGGAAGCCGAACGCATTCTGGCGGATGCTGCCAGCAAGGGCGCGAAGCTGACCCGTGATCAGGCGAATGCCCTTGCGGCGGAAAGCGTTGCCAGAGGTGAGCGGGATGCGGCGGCCCGCAAATCGGCTTCTGAAAGCGAAAAGAGCGCCAAGGCTACGGAAGCCGAACGGCAAAAGGTTGCCGATCTGATCCGCGACCTTGAAACGGAAATCGGCCTTGTATGGGCAAGCGATGAGGCGAAGCGGGCAAATGCGGCTTCCCGCGAGGCTGGTGCGGCGGCAACCGAGGGCGAGCGCCAAAAGATCATCGCGCTCAATGAGCAGCTATTCAAGGAGCAGGAAGCCCGGCAAAAGTCGGAAGAGGCAATCCTGTATTATCGTGATCTCACCCGCGCCGGACTGGATGATCTTTTCAGCGCTTTAGAGCAAGGGAAAGACTTCTGGGAAAGCATGGGCGCAGCTGCCGTGAGTAGCCTGAAGCGCATTGCATCGACCATGCTGGATGATGTGCTTGATAGCATTTTCAAGGTGAACAATGCCGCATCGGGCGGGGGCGGCGGTTTCTTCTCGTCTTTGTTTGGTGGTCTCTTCGGCGGCGGAAGCTCGCAATGGGCGGCGGCATCCTCGGGCGCTCTTGCACCTGGTCTTTATGCCAACGGCGGCGCATTTGGCCCATCCGGAGTAACGGCGTTCGCCAAGGGTGGATCATTCACAAACAAGGTTGTTGATCGACCAACCCTGTTTCCTTTCGCCAACGGCACGGGGTTGATGGGTGAGGCTGGGCCTGAGGCCATTATGCCATTGAAGCGGGACGCATCCGGCAGGCTCGGTGTATCTGCGCCGGGCGGGCAGGGTGCGCAAGGTGGCGCTGTTCAGGTTTCCAGCACCGTTGATGTTCGTGTTTCGGTTGATGACAGCGGCAACCTGAAGGCCTTTGTAGAGAATACCGCCTCTCGCGTGTCTTCCAGTCAGCTCGGCCAATATGACCGGCAAATGCCGGTGCGCGTTCGCCAGATCAACGCCAGCCCAAGGGTGGTTTGAGGATGGCCGATTTGTCAAAGCTTCTGTGTGCTGCCGTTCGCCGCAATCTTGAGAGGGGTGGCAGGCCTGTCATTCCGGCAGGCGGTGAACTTTTGTGGCGCTGGTTCAATGATATGCACAGCGCTCGCAGCTCGGGCATGAATGGCCCGAATCCGATCAGTTTTGAGGCGGTCGCGGCCTACGCCAGGCTGAACCGCTGGGCAATAGAGCCGCGTCATGTGTCCATTCTGCAGGCCATGGACCGGGAGGTGATGGAGTATTTCAGGCGCTCGCGTCAGAGCGGCCCGCCCGGAGTGAAAGCCCTGCCGCCGATCTCGGACAGGCCGATTTCCGCCGCTGTTCTTGATGCAATGTTCGGGTGATGTGATGGCTTATCTTGCGAGGAAGAAAAAAAAGGAAAAGCAAAAAGCGAAGGTTTCCCAGGTCATTGGAGGAGAGCGCAGGAATCATGTGATTAATCAGGTTATGGATGTGCTGCGGGATTGGCGGTCATCAGCTTTCGAGTTTGAAGGTGTATGCCGCGCCAGTCTTCGTTCTGCACTGTGCGTTCAGGGATATGGCTGGGACCATTCGGATGCTGAGGCGGAAAGCATCTTGGCCGAGTGCTTCACCAGAATGGGCGCAAAGCGGCCTACCTGGTATGAGGGGCAGCGCGAATATCTTGAACCCCGTGAAAATTGTTCCTGGTGTTCCAAGCCTCTAGCTGACGATCTTCAGCGCAGCGGTTCGCGTTCCATGTACTGCTCTGACGTGTGCGCCCGCACTGCCATTGTGTACAGGACGGCGGCTGGAAAAGTGAGTTCCGACAAGGCCTATTCTGCTGCATATGATGCGATGAGGCGGCTGAATTCCCCGGTTCGCCAGTGTTCGGTTTGCTCAAAAAACTTTCGTTCGGCGCACGCACCACAGCATTGTTGTTCCATTGAGTGCCGTGCCGCTTCTAGGGTTCTCATACCCACATGTACCTGCCAATATTGCGGTATTGAGTTCAGGCCGAGAATGTCGGTGAAATTTTTTGAGGATGGGCGTGGAAAGTTCTGCAGCCTCGAATGTAAGGGCAAGCACCAAAGCGAGGAGCGTTTCAACAGGCAATGTGTCTTCTGCTCTACATGGTTTATCTCAGCGTCGAGAAATGCCAAGTACTGCTCTTCCAGTTGCACAAATATGCGCTTTCGCGCATCTAAGGGCGTCTTTCCCACGAACCTAAATGTTAGGCTGTTTGACTATCTATTCGTGACGCTACCACGGGAATCGGGGCCGCCACGGATCACCGCCGATATCTTCGATGTCTGTTTTGCGAGGGCGGCCTAACGATGAATTCGCTGGATCCTGAGGGTGGGGAAACTCCCCACCTGAAAAGCGTTGCCATCCGGAGCGCTTTTGAAAAACGTTTCAGATAAAAACGTTTTTTATTTTTCCCGATGGGACTTATTTCAGGCGCTGCGGAAGGGTTGGAATGCGCGGCTGGAGTGTGGGGAGTTTAGTCTTGGGTTCAGGTTTGGCTTCCAATGCCTTGAGGCCGGTGGTTGTAAGGCAGTAGCAGAACGCCGCCGGGTCTTGACTCCAAGGTGCCCTGGTTGCGTACCCAAGGCTTACCAGTTCGAGCGCCATGGTTTCGCTTATGTATGGAATGTGATGTATAGGTTCATCCAAGCTAGCAGATTTCAAGGCATTGATAGCCTTGATGATGGCAGGTCTTTCACGCATCGCTTTGACTTTCCGTCTTTTTAAGGCGAACGCCCGGCCCCTCGCCATTTTCCGGGACGAAAACAACGCCAGCTGCTTCCAATGCAGATTTTACTGCTTTCACATTATTCGCAAGACCTGTTGCGGGACCTGTGCTGGCCTCCATTCTTCGCAACGTAGGCACTGATATGTTTGCCGCAGTCGCTAACTTATCCTGGCCCATTCCTATGAGAATGCGACCAGCCGCAATTTGTCGACCCAAAATTTGATCTTTTTCGCTCATATCGATCACTAACTATTGACTTTCGCTCTTTTTGAGCGGATTCTTTCAAGAAGATCAAAACATATCACGGAGCAGCGCGATGGGCTACCATTTTCGCGAACAGGAAATTTTTGTCCAAAATGAAGTATCTCGCCGGTCAATTCTGAAAGGGATTTTGGTCGGAGCCGCTGCGGGTGTGCCTGTCGCAGCGGAGGCAAATGCAACCACCGATGAAGAGCAGCTCGAAACCTGCCTGGCGCAGCTCAGCGACGTTCTTGCTCGGATGCACCCGAACATCAAATCGCCGCCCCGTCACTATCTCTCGCGCCGGGAAGATGGCTCTTTCCGCCTCGATGTTCGCGGCGATGTGGAATTCCAGCCATTCCAAGGTGACGGGGCGTATCTCGTCAGCATTGACGGGCGTATCTGCATTTACCTCGTGCGCGAAGAGCCAGTAATAACGCTGTCCGGTCGCAATCTCGGTTACAGTCATTTCTACGGGCGGGTTTGGTGGAATGGCGCATGGAGCGATAACGAGTGCATCATCTCTCCAAACTTCATACGCAAGTTGGAGGAGGCTTCGCTATGAGCATCCACTTCCGCCCCTCAGAGAATTTCAGCCGAATCGTTGAACTGACGCCGCAACTGCGCCGAGAGATCGAAGCGACCGTTGAGCGCCTGATTGCCATTCTCGACGTGTTCGATGGCGACGAAAACTGTGAAGACGATGCCTACGACGACCGGGAGGATGAGGATGAACACGGTGGCGACATTCTCGATGAGCCCCATGATGATCAGGATGAGGGTGAACCGTGGCTAGGTTGGACGGAAGTGGTCAATCAGACGGATATGTGGCGTTTAGCTGGCGGCATCCTGCTTGATGGTGAAATGGATGCCTATGGCGAGCCTGATAATTCTAAAAGCGATAACATCTTTTAGTCTGGTAAATTTCTAAATGAAATGATATCCATTAGCTAAAGGATTTTGATACCGTTGGAGTGATCATGGCAACGTCTGGTGATTTGTCGCGAGTGGTGGCGAAGAATTTCAACTTACCTGAAGTGACGGTAGCCAACTGCTACCGCGCTCTTCGTGAGGCTGGATTAGTTCCAAAAGCAGGGAGGGGACCGCGCAGCGCTGCACCCGTTACGAGCGAAACCGCCGCCAAACTTCTGATTGCTCTGTGTGGTTCACGATACGAAAAAGAGCCCGCGCCGAAGGTGCTGGAGAGTTTCGATGGACTAGTTTCACATTGGGCAGAATTTCGCGATGACACTATGCATGAGTATGCGGAGTGCGACCCAATTTTCCGGCTTCCTGGATACAGTCTTCCATGCTTGGAGGCTCTTGGTCCCCGCCACAGTTTTCTTGATGGACTTACGGCAGTTATTGAGACGGCTGCGCGTGGTGAATTTCCGTTCAAATCGGTTCGTGAGCTTAGGATCCCTAATCGCGTGACAATCGGCGTGGAGATTGTGGCCGCTCCGGTTCGCAGTGCGACTATAGAGATCATGATCGGTGGAGTTGGGCTTGGAGGTTTCGTGAGTGCGAACGTCTCCTATCGTCATATTGATGACGAACAGCGAGATCGTGAAGAGCTTCTGGCGTTTATGGTGAACGCAGACCTGTCGATCACTAGAAGGTTTCGCGCGCCGACAATAATTGATCTTGGTGAAATGCTAGGTGGAGAGCGGGCCGAAAGACGAAAGTCTTCTGTGGAACACGCACTCAATCAGATCGATGCTATTGTTTCTGCTGCTGACGCCAAAACCAAAAACCTGCTGGAGACTGGTTCAGAGCATGAGAAGCAAGTTTTCCGGCTTGAGCTAAAGGCGATGATGGACAGCTTGGACCGGCTCCAGAAGGGGCTGGATGATGGGTAACTCGCGATATCTGCAGGCAAAGCAGATTGCCGAAATACTCGGGTGCCGGACCGATTCGGTTCGTCGCATGTTTCGTGAAGGGAGGCTTCGCGGCGCATTTAAAGTTCCGGGAAAATCAGGGCGCATTCTCATGTCGACATCCGCTTTGCAACGGATGATGAAAGGGAAAGACGGAGGGCGTGGTTGATGTCGGTAAAGGCTGAAAAGACTGCTGCAATCGTCCATGCTCGCCCGCCGTCCTACGTGTCGTGTGCGTCACTTGCTCTTGAGCTTGATGTGTCTGAAAGCACGGTTAGAGCACTCGTTGAAAAGGGTGTTTTGCCGAGGCCTATCAGGATCGAGGGTAATGTTCGTTGGCGTTGGGAAGATGTGAATGCTGCCCTGGGCGGTATCGTCGCTTCTGGCGGGAATAATGCGAGTGACCCTTATATGTCGGGGGCGCGCAATGCCACGGCGAAAAGGTAAAGGCACAATCTCACTGCCTAAGAACGTCCATAAGGTGACGTCGCGGGGCAAGCTCTATTTTTATTTTCAAATGGGGCGCGGCTCGGCCAATCCGGGGCCGCGCATTTCACTTCCTCGGGATCCTCACTCGCCTGAGTTCTGGTCTGCAATCCAGCAAGCGTGTGGTGGAGTTGTTTCGCTCCCTGCTGACACGTTCAATGCGGTTCTGGATGAGTGGTTGATGCATCTGCGGGTGTCCGGAGATGTGACGTCATCGACGGTGACTTTTTATGAACAGTCTCTCCAAGTTGCTCGGGCGGCTTGGGGAAGCTTGTCACCGCGTGGCTTGAAGCCCTTGCATGTTCTGGCGTTGATGAATGGGATGGGGGATCGACCTGGAGCTGCGAATAACTTTCTTTCTTCGATGCGCAGCTTCTCCAAGTGGGCGCGGCTCCATGAGCATATTGACGTCAATCTCACGGAAGGTATTTCGCCACGAAAGACCGGGGGAGGGCATAAGCCTTGGACGCCTGAGCAGATCGAGGCGGCCAAATCCAAGCTCAGCGGTGTCATTCGTCGTGGTGTTCTTCTTTACCTCTATACCGGAATGCGTGGGAGTGATGCCGTAAGGCTTGGCCCTGAGCATGTCGATGAAGGCGGATTTTCGCTGCGAACACAAAAGAAGAAGCGGGACGTTTACTGTCCTATCCTGCCGGAGCTGGAGGAGGAAATGCGCACATGGAGCGCAACGGAAGGCCCATATTTGCGGCAGGATGAAGGGCGCGCGCAAGGTCATCCCTACACTCGAAAGCTCTTCTCCAAGCACTTCGCTGAACAAAGGGATGCGATTCCGGAACTGGCGGGCGTCACCCTTCACGGGCTTCGTTGTACCGCCGTTATTCGGTTAAGGCGGGCCGGTCTGTCTGTCGGGCAGATCAGCGATATTGTCGGAATGTCTCTCCCAACCATTGAACGCTACTGCCGATTTGCGGACAGGAAGGCGAGCGGAAAAGCAGCGCTTGAAGCGCTCATTCGCAATGAAGCAAACGCGCCAACTGTAAAACGCAGCAAATCAGCAAAACAGAAGACAAGCTAAATCAGCTAGTTACGGTGAAAAAGATGAAATGTGTGACTTTGGCCCGGATGGCCTCTCCGGCGGACGCTCGCCCGACCGGCTGGATGCGCTCGTCTGGGCACTGACCGCTTTGATGCTGGATGGCGCGGGCGAACCGCGTGTCCGGGGTGTTTAATTAAAACGAATGGAATAGGAAAACCTATGATCAACCGCCGTTTCTTCTTCGATACGGTGCGCCGCGATCTGTTTGCCGGGCGCTTGCGCCCCGGCCAGATCGATGGGCTGAACGCCATTCTCGATCGCTTCGAGGAAACCATGCCGGAGGGCGATGACCGCTGGCTGGCCTACATGCTGGCGACCGCTTATCACGAGACCGCCGCGACGATGCAGCCGGTGCGCGAAACGCTGGCCCAGAGTGACGAAAAGGCGATTGCCGCGCTTGATCGCGCCATGGCGGCCGGTCGCCTGAAGACGGTGAAGACGCCCTACTGGCGTCTGGATGCCAAGGGTCAGAGCTGGCTCGGGCGCGGTTTCGTGCAACTGACGCACCGGCGCAATTACGAGGCGATGGCAAAAGCCACGGGCATCGATCTCTTGGCCCGCCCCGAGCGTGCCATGGAAAAGGACGTGGCGATCACCATCCTTTTCCGCGGCATGATCGACGGCCTGTTTTCGGGCAAGCGTCTGGCCGATTATTTCGCGGGCGATCTGGAAGACTGGACCGGCGCGCGCCGCATCATCAATGGTCTCGACCGCGCCGCGCTGGTGGCAGGCTATGCCAAGGCCTTTTATGCCGCGCTCAGTTACCGTTGAACGGTGATTGAGACGGACGCATTCGCATGCTATGCGGAGCATCCAAAATGAAGGGAGTTTCGCGTGATCCGTCACATTGTTTTCTTCACCGTCAGGCAAGAGCATCGCGAAGCCGTGCGCGCCGGACTGTCCGGGCTGACGGCCATTCCGCACGCCAGCGTTCTGGAAATCGGCGAAAACGTGAAGAAGGATCAGTGGGATACGAATGTCGATTTCATCGTTTACGGTGAATTCGAAAGCGAGGAAGCTCTGGCCGCCTACAAGGCCGATCCCGCCTATCAGAAGTCGACGGCGACCGTTCGCCCCATTCGCGAAACCCGCATTGCGGCGGATTTCGATGCCGACAAGGCCGTCAAGACGCCCATTCTGTAAGGGCAATACGCCGCCCGAACCATGAGGACATCGCTATGAGAATGCCCATCCGCCTGCCGTGGCAGCGCCCGGCGGACCGAAGTTCCGTGTCTGAAAACCACCCCGAAGAGATGAAAGCCGTCGCACCCTTTGCGGCGGTTTTTTCGTCTGCGGAAGGGGGCTGGTCGAACCGTCCCTATGCGGCGCTCGCCCGTGAGGGCTATCTGCGCAACCCCGTTGGCCATCGCTGTGTGCGGCTGGTGGCGGAAAGCGCTGCCGGTGTGCCGCTTCTGCTTTATGGCGCGGACGGCGAGCTGGATGAGCATCCGGCGCTTGCCCTGATGCGCCGTCCGAATGGTCGCCAGTCCGGCATCGAGTTTCTCGAAACGCTCTATGCGCATCTTTCGGTGGCGGGCAATGCCTTTATCGAGCCGGTAACGCTGGGCGGCGAGTTGCGCGAGCTTTACCTCCTGCGCCCGGACCGGATGCGGGTGATCGAGGGGCGTGATGGCTGGCCTTCGACCTATGAATACCGCGCCGGAAATACGGTGCGCCGCTTTGCCGTGGAAGGCGAAGGCCCGCGTCTGCTGCATCTCAAAACCTTTCATCCGCTAGACGATCATCTGGGTTATGCGCCGCTTTCGGCAGCGCAGGGCGCGCTCGATCTTCACAATGCCGCCGCCACCTGGAACAAGGCGCTTCTGAAGAATTCGGCCCGGCCATCCGGTGCGCTGGTCTATCAGCCGAAGGAGGGCGGCAATCTCTCGCCCGCGCAATATGAACGGCTGAAGCAGGAACTGGAGGACGGCTATTCCGGCGCCGTGCGGGCCGGTCGTCCGCTGCTTCTCGAAGGCGGGCTCGACTGGAAGGCCATGGCACTTTCGCCGCGCGATATGGATTTCGTCGAGGCGAAGAATGGCGCGGCGCGTGACATTGCGCTCGCCATCGGCGTGCCGCCCATGCTGCTTGGTCTGCCGGGCGATAATACCTATGCCAACTATCAGGAGGCGAACCGTGCCTTCTGGCGGCTGACGATCCTGCCGCTGATTGGCCGGGTCATGGGGGCGGTGTCGGTCTGGTTGTCGGAAGCCTATGGCGAAAGCCTGCGTTTTGAACCGGATCTCGACCGCATTTCCGGCCTGTCTGCCGAGCGCGGAGAATTGTGGCAGCGTCTGGAGCAGGCAAGCTTCATCACCGATGCCGAAAAGCGCGAGGCTGTCGGCTACAGCGCCGAAAGCTGAAGCATTTCAGGGGCAGGGAAGGGGAAGCGGAATCGGAATCAGTACCGCTTGAATCCGTTTGCGAGGACGCTCAATCACCGCATGAGCGGCTTCAGAGCCTGCGTGAAGAAGCGGATTCAGCGTCTTAAAAAACGCGTCCAAGCGATTCTGGGGGTTCACCAATTCGATGCTGTTGAGACGCTGCTTGAACGCGGCGTTGAGAACAGACCCGGCTCCTTAGCAAACCAATCGTTAATGAAAGATAACCGATGACGGACTTCGTACAGGAGCCCGGCTTCACCGCATTGCGCCTTCTGGGCGCAGCGTCCGGGGCTGCGGTATCGCTGGTCTATATGCTGCCGAAAAGCCGGCGCGAAGCGGCCAGCCGCTTTGTCACGGGCCTCGCCTGCGGGCTGATCTTCGGCCCCTCGGCGGGTCTGTGGATTGCCCGGCAGGCCGGTTTGGCGGACCTTTTGTCCACCCCTGAACTTCTGCTGATGGGCTCTGCCGCCGCCAGCCTTTCGGCCTGGTGGGTACTGGGTGCATTGACCCGGCTGGCCGCCCATTTTGGCGCGCCGCGGGGACACTGAACAATCACGAAACGTGGAGATTTGATGATGCACGCAGAAAAGCGGGCAAACCCTTTCACGCACAAATTTGCGAGCCTTTCGCTTTCGAAACTCTCCGGTGATGGCTCCTTCTCGGGCTATGCGAGCCTGTTTGGCGAGGTGGATCTTGCCAAGGACCGCATTGAGCGCGGTGCCTTTGCCGCAAGCCTTGCCGAACGCGGCGCGGCGGGCGTTCGCATGCTCTACCAGCACGATCCGGCCGAGCCGATCGGGGCGTGGAAGATCATCCGCGAGGATGCCCGAGGCCTTTACGTCGAGGGGCTTTTGTCACCCGGCGTGGCGCGGGCCCGCGAAGTGCATGCGCTGATGAAAACCGGCGCGCTGGATGGCCTGTCCATCGGCTTTCGCACCGTGCGCGCCAAGCGCGATCCCGCGACCGGCGTGCGCCGCATTCTCGAAGCCGACCTTTGGGAAATCTCGGTCGTGACCTTTCCGATGCTGCCATCGGCCCGGGTCTCGAACGTCAAGAACGCGCGGTTTTTCCGCGACAAGGAAACGGAACTCGTCCGCACCCTGCGGCGGGCGACCCGCAGCATGATCATGACAACCTTCAAGGGATAATGCCGATGACCATCGACACGCATAAGACTGCCCCCGAAATCAAGGCCGTGCCGGATACGGTGGCCTCCGCTTTCGACGAGTTCATGGAGGCCTTCGAGGCGTTCCGTGAAACCAACGACCAGCGTCTGGCCGAGGTGGAGCGCAAGCTTTCGCCCGATACGCTGACCGTCGAGAAGATGGACCGCATCAACCGCGCCATCGACGACCAGAAGAAGCTGCTCGACCAGCTGCTGCTCAAGAAGGCGCGCCCGGCGCTGGGCGGTGGGGCTTCGGCGGAACCGTCTGAACACAAGTCGGCTTTCGAGACCTATGTGCGCCGGGGTGACGAAAGCGCGCTGCGCGAGATCGAGGCCAAGGCCTTTTCCGGCAGCACCGGCACCGATGGCGGCTATCTGGCCCCGCCGGAAACCGATGCGGCGGTCGGTCGTCGCCTTGCCAATATCTCGCCCATCCGTTCGCTGGCTACGGTGCGGCAGGTGTCCGGCGCGGTGCTGAAGAAGCCGTTTGCCACTGCCGGGCTTGCCACCGGCTGGGTGGGTGAAACGGCGGCCCGCCCGCAGACCAACACGCCGCAGCTGGCCGAGCTGTCCTTCCCGACCATGGAACTTTACGCCATGCCGGCCGCCACGCAAGGCTTGCTCGACGATGCGGCGGTCGATATCGAAAGCTGGATCGCCGGTGAGGTGGAAATCGTCTTTGCCGAACAGGAAGGGGCTGCCTTCATCAATGGCGATGGCGTGACGGCACCGAAGGGCATTCTGACCGAACCCAAGGTGGCCGACACCAGCTGGGCCTGGGGCTCCCTCGGCACGATTTCCACCGGACAGGCGGGCGCCTTCAAGGCCTCCGGTCCTTCCGATACGCTGATCGATGCGATCTACGCGCTGAAGGCCGGTCATCGCCAGAACGCCACCTTCCTGATGAACCGCAAGACGCAGAGCGCTATCCGCAAGTTCAAGGATGCCGACGGCAATTATCTCTGGATGCCGCCGAGCGCACCGGGCATGGCTGCTTCGCTGATGGGCTTCCCGGTGGCTGAGGCCGAGGATATGCCGAACATCGCCGTGGATGCCCATGCCATTGCGTTTGGCGATTTCCGCGCCGGTTATCTGGTGGTTGACCGCGTCGGCCTGCGCATCCTGCGCGACCCCTATTCCGCCAAGCCTTACGTGCTGTTCTACACCACCCGCCGTGTTGGCGGCGGCGTGCAAAACTTCGAGGCGATCAAGCTCATCAAGTTTGCCGCCTGATCGGTGAAGGCCGAGATCGTCACCCTCGGGCTTGCCCCGGGGGGGACGTGTCGGAACATCGCCACGCTTCGTAATCCCCGGGAGTTTCCATGACCTATGCAACGCTTGCTCCGCCGGTGGCGGAACCCCTGACGCTGTCCGAAACGAAAGCGCATCTGCGGCTTGATAGCGCTGATGAAGATGCGCTCCTGTCGTCGTTGATCCGGGTGGCGCGCGAACATCTGGAACGCGAAACCGGGCTTTGCCTCATCGACCGGACGCTGCGGCTCTACCGCGACGACTGGCCGGAGGAAGATGTGATCCTGATCGATCCCGGTCCGGTGAAAGCGGTGACGGCGGTCACGGTCTATGACGCCGCGGGTCAGCCCTCCACCGTGCCGCTGTCCGGTTCGCGGCTGGATGGCAACACCCGGCCTGCAAGGCTTTACCTGCCTGTGCGTCCGGCGCCGGGTGCGGCGCTGAACGGTATCGAGATCGATTTCACCGCTGGCTTTGGCAGCGCGGGAACGGATGTTCCCGATACGCTGAAGCGGGCGCTTTTGATGCATGTGGCGCTGATGTTTGCCTTTCGCGGTGCCGTGGCAGCCGACAGCCAGCCGGTCGCCGTGCCGGATGGCTATGAGCGTCTCGTCGCGCCCTATCGCCTGCGGAGGCTCTAGATGCCGCTGGTATTCTTTGACCCCGGCCAGATGACGGCCCGGCTTGACCTTCAGCGTTCCGTCTCCGCCCCGGACGGACAGGGCGGGGCGACCGTTTCTCAGGAGACGGTTGCCTCGCTTTGGGGGCGGATCGAACCCGTCTCAACCACGCTGACGGAGGAAGCCTCGCAGCGAATCTTCTCCATCACGCATCGCATCTGGATCGCCTATCGCGCCGGCCTGATGGCAGGCATGCGCTTCGTGCGCGGCGAGCGGGTGTTCACCATCCGCGCCGTCAACGATCCCGACGAAACGCGCCGTTATCTCGTCTGCCAGTGCGAGGAGGAGGGGGCATGAGTGCTGCCAATACGCTGATGACAGCGCTTCAGGCGCGGCTGGGTGGCGACGCGACGCTGATGGGGCTGACGGGCAACCGCGCGCCGGTCGACCGGCTTCTCGATCGCACGGCGCTGCCGCTCATCGTCTGGGGCGAAATGGAAACGCGCGACGCATCGACGGCGAGCGAACCGGGTGAGGAACACTTGTTTTCGCTGGCCGTATGGTCGGACGCCGAAGGGCGGCGCGTGGCCGAAGAGATCGCTGCAAGGATTAAATTCCTCACCCATGACGCGGCGCTTGTCCTTCCCGGCCATGCCCTTGTCAGCCTGTTTCACCGTTCGACGCGCACCCGTCGCGAGCCGAAAAGCAAACGCTTCGTCGCGGAGGTGTTCTTCCGCGCCGTGACCGAACCTAACCCTTGAAAAGGATCGCCAGATGGTTGCCCAGAAAGGCAAGGACCTTCTTCTGAAAATTCATAACGGCACGGCCTATGTCACGGTCGCGGGCTTGCGCTCCAAGCGCCTGTCCTTCAATGCCGAGACGGTGGATGTGACCGATGCCGAAAGCGCCGGTCGCTGGCGTGAGTTGCTGGGCGGCGCAGGCATTCAGCGCGCTTCGCTGTCCGGCACCGGCATTTTCAAGGATGCCGCTTCCGATGCCCGCCTGCGCGAGGTCTTCTTCGCGGGCGACATCGTTTCCTGCCAGATCGTCATTCCCGATTTCGGCACGGTCACGGGCCTGTTCCAGATTTCCGCGCTCGAATATTCCGGCCAGTACAATGGCGAAATGCAGTTCGAGGCGACGCTGGAATCGGCGGGCGCCCTGACCTTCGGTGCGCTGTGATGTGTGGCCGGGCCAACCGCAGGCGCGGTGAGGTGGATGCGGTCATCGGCGGCGAACGGCGCATTTTGTGCCTGACGCTCGGCGCGCTGGCCGAATTGGAAACCGCCTTTGCCGTCGATGATCTGGCAGCGCTTGGCAGTCGTTTCGCCACGGGGCGGCTGAAAGCGGCGGACTTGATCCGCATTATCGGGGCCGGGCTTCGCGGCGCGGGCAACCTGATCAGCGATGAAGAGGTGGCAGGCCTTGAGGTGGAAGGGGGCGTTGCCGGTGCGGCGCGCCTTGTCACCGACCTTCTGGCCGCCGCCTTCCATGCCGAAGGCTGGACCGCGCCGGACCCTTGCCCAACGGACCCTTGA